ATGATCGTGACGACGGCGCTCCTATTGGTGACGGCACAGCTGGTCCCGGCGGCTCCACAAACGCCTGACGCTGATGAAGTCATTGTCCTGGGGCGCCGCGCGGAGAAAGGGCTGACGGATTGTCTGCAGCGACAATGTCCCCCCGCAGAGGACGTCGAAGCGTCCCTGCAGGCCGCTGTCGAGCAATTCGGCGCAGGCCGCTATGCGGATGCACATCGCACCCTTCAGAAAGCGATACACCGCAACAAGAAACATGCCGCAGAGCTGCCAGGCCCTGTTTCAAGCCTTTACGCCACGCTCGCCACCGTCGCTGAACATGAAGGCTACAAGGACCTTTGGAAACACGCCGGACGGCAGAATGTGGTGCTGCTTCGCGAGCATCTCGGCGCGACAACGCCTGCCACATTGACCGAGGAAATCCGCCGCGCCGACGATATGCTGGGCCTTGGCCTGCCGGACGTGGCGGAAGACATCTACAAAAAGGTGCAGCGGCTGGCACTCGCAAACGATCACCGCTCGATCGCGGCCGCCGCCACCTACCGGCGCGCTTGGCTCGCCCTCATGCGCAATCGCTATGCTGAAGCGGATAAGTTGGTGAGGCAGGGGGCGACGATCGCTGGACCAAGCCAGCCGGCGATGAATCAAGTACGCGATGTCCTCCTTGCCCGTATCGCCAATCGCAGGGGCGACAAGGGCGCGATTGAGGCCCTGGCAACCCGGTTGCGACAATCCGCCACCCAAGCGCCTACCTTGCTGTCAGCACCGCCGGTCGAGGACATCAATCCCCCTCCGGGTATAAGCGATCGCTATGATCGCGATCCCGTTCGGTGGGCGGACATCGGCTATTGGATCCGCCCGGATGGGCATACTGCGGACGTGGAAATGCTGAGAACCACTGGACTGAGCCAGTGGCGCGTTGGCATCGTGCGGCACGTCAGCGCGAGACGTTATGTCCCTCTGGCTCTGGATCCAAACAGCCCCGGCATTTACCGGATCGACCGGTTCACGGTTCGAGCCAATTTCGGTGTGCCGCTCGGCAGCCGCATCCCCTCACGCATGGGGCCACTTACCGTTCACGTCGTCGACCTGACTGAGACGAACGCCATGATCGCGTCGCGAGGAGCTGACTCGGGGAGGTGATCAGATCCCCGTCCGAAGATGATCGACCGGAGCGATGACCGTCCAACTGGGCACGATTTGCAACCGTGTACCCGACTGCTCTGGGGTATTGCAGGGGTACATCGAGCTACATATCCGCCTTTTGACGAAGAGAGAATGACACATCACACGGAGGGGATGTCCGCCGCAGACCACGTCCGCTTTCGCCCAGTTGCAGGCAATCGACGAAGCATTAAGCTGCCGTGTTCAGCCCTGAGGAAACCGCCATGCATAACGCAATCAAAATCGCCGTCGCTCTGACGGCTACGGTCCTTGTCGGCGGAACAGGGTATACGGCGGTGACCAGCTGGCGTCATAGCATGCCAGAGTTCGTCATAGATGTTCGGACAGCTGACGCCGGTGACAAGACGCCGAACCTGCTCTTGATCTACGGCGAGAAGGGCAGTGATCCTTTTCACGAAGGAGGCGGCCGAAGCGATATTCGCGTCGCAGACTGCAAGACGAGAGGATCACTTTGTGTGAGCCGAGTTTCGCGAATGGAATATCTGCCAGGTGTGGAGAGTTCACAGAGCCTGCAGGTTCGTTTGTTCACTGGCAACGGCAATCCTATTATTGGTGGCGTCCGCTGGTTTGGTTCATGGCATCCCGATCGTGTCCGTGTGACATGCGATCTGCGGCTTGCAGATGCTCGAAAAGCTTGCGCCGTATCCAAGGTTACACCCTAAAGCGGTATGCCCGCCTCCCCCCAAAACCCGGACATCAACTCCTAGCAACGCCGGGCTAATCCACTCCCACGCTTATCCTTCCAGGCGCGCATGGGGTACGATGGGGCTATAATCGCCGCTTCTACCACCCGCATAGGAGAGGCAAGGCGATGCTCGGCGGAGGGTGCCTCCTCTACCCCTCCATTCCTGCCCCGTTAGGACCAAATCGGCTGGTCCGATCACACCAACGGCTTATATCGGTTTCAAGCTCATGCAGGTTGAAGGCATTGGCGTGGCCTCGCAGGAGAACGCAATGCCGCCAAAAGCTCCATTCACCATGCTTGGATATGTCCTGTCCGGAGTCCTAGCGGTTCCAATGGCGGCCATCATACTCCAGGCAGATCTGTCCACTGGCATCGCATGCGTCCGGGCAAACGCTCATTGCACCCATGACGGCGCGTCGAAGTGGATGATGTTAATCGCTGCAGTCGCGATCGCAGCGGATATCGCTCTCGTGCTGAACCTTTTGATGGGGAAAGCTCGAGCCTGGCTTAGCGAGCAGCCTGTTGAGTGACAGGTGACAGGAAATTGCTTGGCTGGAATATGGCGGGAACCGAAGGTGGCTACTCTGTTGACCATGTCATGACGCAAGCCAAGTTGGGGTATGATAGGGGTACATTCGCGTTTTTTAGCCTAGGCGTAGAAGGGCAAGTAGCAAGCGCGGCGGAGGGTTTGTCCGCCACGGGCCACGTCCGCTTTCACCCGATTGTGTTGAAAAACTCTCACAGCCCTGATGGTGGGCCATGACCGTGAAGCAATAGACCATTGGACGATTGCCAAACGTAACTAAACTGCAGAAGCCAAGGGGTTTGTGCAACGGAGCTGCGCGTGGTTGGCGAGGTTCGATCCCTGGCGGAGTTTTTCAACACAATCGCCCAATACCGGACGCTCAATTTGCGATACACGGCTTTCGAAAGCGGTTATTCGTTCAGCGCGACAGTCTCGGTCCGGCCACCCCTGATGCAAAAATCAAAAGTTCTGCATTAACGCTGGGATGCAAAGCAGTCAGTCCACCGACGCTGATTTCTGCGGCTCAAAAAACATGGTAGCCATCGGACATGCGAATTATCCATTGTGTTAGCTTACTCGCGTGTTGTGCGACATCGAGCTTAGGACGTGCTCGAGACCCTCAGAAAGCGCTATCTGGTGCAAAATTAGAACAGTGCTTACGGCAAGGCGGGACCGCAACGGCTCAGGGTATGTTCGGTTACGAAATGTGCGTCATTCCCTACCAAGATGCCGGCAAATCATGCAATGGTCACGCAGACTGTCATGGAGCCTGTCTTTACCCGGACAAGCCGCGTCCTAAAAGTTCGAGAACGAAGATCAGGGGTATTTGTGCTCCAAACAATTCTTATTTTGGGTGTAGAACGCTGGTCGAAAAGGGTCGTATCCTGAGTACCGTGTGCGTGGACTAACATAGACAGTGGCCAATTTCCATTGCCCATGATGCAGAATTCACGGATTTCGCATCAGGCCAAGAACGGCAGGAAGCTGGGAGCTTCAGCGATGCAAAAGGCCGATGCATTTGAGATGCCGGTTCATTGTTTAGTTTTCGAGGGCGCGCCTCCAAAGCGGAAGGTCCGCTTTCCTCCCAATACCGGACATTGGAAGCCGCAGCCTTACTTGGGGTATCGATGGGGTACATCCGCTTCATCCAGCCTTGTTGTACGAGGGGAGAAGCAGCGGGCGGCGGAGGATGTGGCCGCGCAGTAGTTTTTGGGATGACAAGAACCTCTTGACCACCATCGTTTTTGTACCTACAAAAACCTCATGGCAATCACCTTCGATCCTGCGAAACGCGCCGTCACCCTTCGGGAACGGAACCTCGATTTTGCGGACGCAGGCAAGGTGTTCGCCGGTGTCACGGTCGAGTTTGAGGATGACCGCTTCGACTATGGTGAGGTGCGGATCGTTTCCATCGGCCTTCTCGGCACCAAGGTCGTGGTGATTGTCTGGACCGATCGTGGCGATGACCAGCACATCATCTCGATGCGCGTGGCAACCAAGGGTGAGGCGAATGACTACTATCGAACCGTGGGTTGATCCGGACGACTTTCCTGAAATCTCCTCCGCGCAATTCGATGCCGCGACGGTGAAGGTCGCTGGCAAGGTGGTGAACCGTGGCGGCCGGCCGAAAGGCTCGGACAAGGAGAAGGTCACGATCAGGCTGGATCGCGACGTGCTGGACCATTTCCGGGCAGGTGGCGCTGGCTGGCAGACGCGGCTGAACGATGCGCTGCGCAAGGCCGCTCCTCTCTAGGTGGGGTATCGCTGGGGTATATCCGCCCCGGCTGGCCCACTCATAGGAGGGGAAATGTCCAGCGCGGCGGACGAGGTCTCCGCCGCGCCCCGACTTCCGGGGTGGAGGATTGGGGCAAGCGGCGAGCACCGCTCCTCCTGAAGGTCACCGACGATCACGGCCGCAGCCGGCTTCCAGCATCGCGATGGTAGCATGCCCGCAGCGGGACGGCGCGTCGTTCGTCGCGCTGGCGACGCGGTGCAATTCCCCCTATGTTCCGTGACGGGGGTGTCATGGAGGAATTGTGGGGGAGCGATCCGCCTTCCACGGTGCGCCGCGGCGCATTGAGGCCCTGGCGTACATCATGGAGCGCATCGAGCGGACCGGCACCAGCCCGAGCTATGGCGAGATCGGGCGGGGGATGCGGCCGCGCATCAAGGGCACGCGCGTCCGGCAGCTGGTGGACCAGCTCGTCGCGCGCGGCTTGATCCAGCGTGATATCGGCGCGCGCCGAGGGATCTACATCCGCGATGCACACCGGTGCCGCGTGGTGATCGCCGATGCGCTCGGCCGGCAAGGCTGGTGTCACGCGCACCCGCTGAGCAATCTTATTGTGCACCCCTGCGCAAATGAGCAGCTGCCGATGATCCCCCTGATCCTGGCACATCGCGGAGGAAATTAGCCGGGATCAGCAATGCGCTACGACACCAAGACGATGCGGGAGCTTGTCGACGCCTCTCCGGGAGAGACCGTGGGCATCGAAAAGGCGGACTTCCGCAAGCTCCTGGAAGCCGTGGAGCGAGGGCAGGGTGCCGAGGATGATCTCGCGGCAATGCGCCGCGTCATTCTCGGCGCCGCGCCGCTGGGGATCGCGGCGTGAGCGAGAAGCCGCACCCGCAGGCGCTCGACTATAACGGCCACTGGTATCTGCGGGATGCCAAGGGTGCGCTGGTGCCCTATTCGGCGATCAAGCCGGTGGATTTGCTGATCGATGAGCTGGTCCGCGAATTGCGCGCGCATGCGCTGGATCTCGCGGACCGCATCCGCGACTTCAAGCAAATGGGCTTCGAGCGCGTCGGCTCGCTAAATGCCCTTCTTGCCCAAGATCATGGGACAAGCGTCGGTGGAGCGCGAGGCAACATCACGCTGACGTCGATCGACGGCTGCGCCAAAGTGCAAATCGCCGTTTCCGATCGCATCACCTTCGGTCCCGAGCTGCAGGTCGCCAAGGGAATGATCGACGAGTGCCTGACCGGCTGGTCGGCGACGAGCCATCCGTACATCCGCGCGCTCGTCGACCAGGTGTTCACGGTCGAAAAGGAAGGGGCGATCAGCCACACCGGCATCTTCCAGCTCCTCCGCGTCAACATCGACGACGAGGCTTGGCAGCGCGCCATGGATGCGATCCGCGCCTCGATCCGTCCGATCGGCTCGAAGACGTACATGCGCTTCCAGGAGCGCAGCTCGCCAGACGACGATTACCGGTCCATCCCACTCAACATCGCCAAGGCGTGACCGGCATGCCCGATGCTGTCACGCGCTGGTGCATCCTGCGCACCTCCGGCGGGCGGACGCTCGCGCTGGCGGACTCGCTGGTGGCGGCCGGGATCGAGGCCTGGACGCCGCGCAGGACGCTGCGCCGGGAGAAGCCCGGCCGCTGTCGCCTGATCGACGGCAGCAAGCCGGTCGTCGAGATCGAGGCGCCGATCCTGCCGACCATCGTCTTCGCGCCGGTCGCGGCGATGGCCGAGCTGGCGACGATCGCCATGGACCAGCGGATCGAGGGTGCCGGCCCGCATCCTGCCTTCTCCCTGTTCCGCGACGGCGATCGATATCCACTGATCGGCGCGAGCGAGCTGTCCGGCCTGCGCCAGGCCGAGCAGGAGGAGGCCGCGCTCCTCCAGGCCATCCGGACCGCCGAGAGCCGTGCCGAGGCCAAGCGCATCCACATCGCTGGCCTTCGCCGCCAGGCGGAGCGGGACCGGGCGGCGCGTCGGGCGGCCCGGGAGCGCCTTCAGGCGCTGCGCGCCGAGCGGCGGGACTTCGCTCCGGGATTGGATGTGGTGGTCGCTGAGGCTCCCTCGCTGGCGGGCTTGGTCGGCACCGTGGTCAAGGGCCTGGGCCGCAAGGCCCTGGTGTCCTTCGGCGGGTCATATGCCTGGGAGATCGAGGCTTGGCGGCTGTCGCCCTTTCATGTAGATGAAGCTGCAGCTCGGAAGAGCACCGCCGCCTGAGCGGCCCTGGGGCTAGACGATCTGGGACTTCGTGTCCTTGCGCTCCCCGCCACCAAACCCACGGCCATGCGTGCCGGCGGGTGTCCTGCGGTTACCCGAAATTCCAGATCGGAGATGGCGATGGCCGCATCCCCGTTGCGACGCCGCGTGCCGTCGCTGCCCCAGCATTTCAGCCCGAGCGATCGCATCCGCATCCATGCCTTTGAGCTGCTGGAGGTGGCGGACATGATGGACAGCCCGGCGCTGTCCATCGACGTGTCCGACCAGCGCATCGACATGGTCGAGCAGATCTCGGCCGATGTCCGTGCGGTCGTGCGCGGCCGGTGCTGACCGGCCGGCTCCCCGTCATCCCTTGCGGCGGCCGGATGGCGCCGCTCCTCGTCGGCATCCAGGTGCGCCAGGCGGTCAGCCCCACGGCGCAGGTCGCTTTCTCGATGCTTGGAGGATCGACACAGGATGATCGGCATCGGCATCAAGGCGCACCTGAAGCCGCTGCACCGGGCGATGATCGCCATGGGCGCCGAGCAGGTGCCTTTTGCCATGTCCCTGGCGCTAAACGAGCTTGCACAGGGGGTGGCGGAGATCGAGGAACAGGGCATCGCCCGGACCTTCGACACGCCGACGCCGTTTACCCGGAAGGCCATCCGGACCGTCCGGGCGACGAAGACCCGGCCGATCGCGACCGTCGCCATCAAGGACATCCAGGCCGAGTACCTCGCGCCCTATGTGCTGGGCGGCAGTCGATCGCTGGGCAAGAAGCGTGGCATGCTGGCGCCGCGCAAGGTGGGCTTGAACCAGTACGGCAACCTGCCGAAGAGCAAGCTCGCGTCGCTAAAAGCTAAGCCTACGACCTATATCGGCCCAATCAAGACCAAGTCGGGTCGCGTGATCAGCGGCGTGTGGCAGCGGCCGGCGAAAGGCAAGAGATCCCAGTCCGGCCGGACCAGCGGTGCGCAGCCCAAACGAAAGCTGCAGCTCCTGATCCAATTCGAGGACACGACGCCGGTGCCCAAGCGGCTGCCCTTCGAGCAACTCGCGCGCACCTACATCCAGCGCCATGCCGGCCCAGCCTTCGACGCCGCGATCCGCCGGGCGCTGGCCACAGCGCGGCGGTGATAGCCTGCTTGCCCGGCACCCCCCGGCCTTCGCGGGTCCTTCCTGGCCCCTCCTGAAACGTGGGTAATTGCGCACCCCGATGATCCGGCAGCTGTCAAATCTGAAATGTGGTTGCGGGGGGCAACCGGTTGCGGGGGAGGCATGAGATGACGCTGATGTCGCTCACCGCTTTCGCTGCGACGCACGGCACGTCGCGCCAAGCGGCGAGCAAGTGGAAAGCCAAAGGTTTCCTGAAGTTGCGCGGCGATCAGGTCGATGTGGAAGCGTCCGACCAGCGTCTCCGCGACGCAGGCCTTGGGCGCTTCAAGGCCGAGGCGGCGGGGGCGCAACCGCCCCCCGCAACCGCCCCCCGCAACCGGCGCGCGGTTGCGGGGGCAACCGGCCGCGCGGTTGCGGCCGTCGTCGACGAGGTGGTGGCCGATCTCCGCGATGCGGCCGAGGAAGGCGAGATCGACGAGGGCATCGCCGGTGACTTCATCCAGCAGCTCCTCGCCGGGCAATTCCAGTCGAAGGCCAATGCCGGCACCATCAAGGAGAACGCGCTCGCGCTGAAGCACTGGCTGGGCGCGCAGCGGGAGGCCGAGCAGCTGGTGGAGGTGGAAGTGGCGGTGGCGGTGATCTTCGACGATCGCCGGGCGGCGCGGGATGCCTGGATGGCGTTCCCCGCACGCTTCGCACCGCTCCTGGCGGCGGATCTCGATATCGACGGCGCCACGCTGGCGGAGGCGCTGAAGCCCTATGTCCACCAGCAGCTCGACGAGCTTGGCGAACCCGACCTCGACTTCTCCGGCGTGGACGAAGGCTGACCGGTTGCGGCTGGCGGCGCGCCGGGGGTGGACACCGCCCCCGCGCATCAGCCTGCCGGAATGGGCCGACCGCAAGCGGGTGCTGGCAAAGGAGGCCGGCAGCACCTCGGGCAAGTACCGCACGGGGCGCGTCGAGGTGGCGCGCGGTCCCATGCTCGCCGTCACCGAGCCGGGCGTCCGCAAGCTGTCGGCAATGGTCGCGACGCAGCTCCTGAAGACCACGCTGATCGAGAATGTCGTCGGCTATCACGCGGATCTCGATCCGTGCCCGATGCTGATCGTCCAGCCCAAGGACGCAGCCGCGCTGCAATTCTCGAAGGAGCGCGTCGCCCCCTTCATCAAGGCGACGCCCGTCCTTCGGAAACTGTTCGGGTCGGTGAAGAAACCCCGCGCGGGCAAGCGGCAGCGCGGACAGTCCAAGTCTCGCGATGCCGGTAACACGCTCGACTACAAGACCTTCCCCGGCGGCTTCCTCGGCATCGTCGGCGCGGGCAGCCCGGACAATCTGGCCCGCCGGCCGATCCGCATCATCCTGTTCGACGAGGTCGACAAGTATCTGCCCCTCAAAGAGGGCTGCCCGCTGTTCATCGGCGAGGAACGCCTCGCCAGCTTCGAATCGAACTCGCTCAGCGTCGCGGTCTGCTCGCCGACGATCAAGGGCGCGAGCAAGATCGAGGTCCGCTTCCAGCAGTCGGACCAGCGCCTGGCGTCGGTGGCCTGTCCGCATTGCGGCCACCGCCAGTTCCTCGACTTCTTCAAACACGTCCATTGGGACAAGGGCAGCGACGGCAAGACCCACAAGCCGGAGACGGCGCAGATCTATTGTGAGTGCTGCGGCAAGGGCTGGACCGAGGGCCAGCGGCTGCGCGCGCTCGGGACAATCCGCTGGCACCAGACCCGGCGCTTCGAATGCTGCGCCGTCCTGCAGAACCCGCTCGACCGCTATGCCGCCCAATGGGCCAGGCAGCCTGGTCCAGCCGCGGTCGATGCCGTGTGGGACTGGTGGGCGTCCAGCCGCTGGGGCGTCTACCGGGCCAAGTGCAGCGAGTGCGGCGCCTGGGCGGTGCCGAACATCCATGCCGGCTTCCAGGCGTCGAAGCTCTACAGCCCGTGGCAGAACGATTCCCCGCCCCGCATCGCCGAGAAATGGCTCGCCATCGTCGACGAGGACGGCAAGCTCTCCTTCTACAACACCCAGCTCGCGGTCACCTATCGCAAGCACATGGCCAAGGCGGTCGACGGCCATGCGCTGCTCGCCCGCCGCGAGAATTGGCCTGACGGCTATGTGCCGGACGGCGTGGCGCTCATCACCGCCGGCATCGACACGCAGGATTACCGGATCGAGATCGAGATCGTCGGCTGGGGGCGCGACGAGGAGAGCTGGTCGATCGCGCACCACGTCATCGATGGCGAGATGAGCGATCCGGCGGTGCGCGAACAACTCGCCGCCTATCTGTCGCAGACCTGGTACCGGGCGGACGAGCGGCCCTTCACCCTGTCGGCGGCCTGCCAAGACTCGGGCGGCCACCACACCGACCATGTCTATAATTTCTCGAAGGAAAACCTTCGTCGCAAATGGTGGGCAATCAAGGGCGAGAGCGCACGCACCGGTTTCCGCAATCCCGTCTGGCCCAGCAAGCGTCCGTCGTCGCGGTCGAAGAAGAGCTTCCGGCCGTTCATCATCGGCGTCAACGCCGCCAAGGACACGATCCTCAAGAGCTACCTGCCCAAGCAGAAGCCCGGCGCCGGCTATATGCACTTCAATGGCGACTGGGACTTGCCTGCCTTCGAACAGCTCACCGCCGAGCAGATCGAGATCAAGGGCGAAGGCTCGCAGAAGGTCGAGCGCTGGGTGCCGATCGCCGGCCGCGCCAATGAGCGGCTCGACTGCCGGGTCTACGCGCTGGCGGCCCTTCGGGGCCTGATGCACACCGGACTGAAGCTCAACCGGCTCGCCGACAAGGTGGGCGCGGAGATCACGCCCGCCCCGATCGAGGACGACGCACTACAGGCGGCCGCGGACGAGCCGCGCATTCTGCCACCCGACGAACCGCCCGACGATCCCCCGTCGGCCGCTCCGCCGCCCGCCACCCTGCCAGTCGCCGCGCCGCGACCGGCCCCCACCAAACCGGCCCGGTCACCCCCGGCCGCCACGAGCCGCACCCGGACGAGCCGCGCTTCGTCCTGGGCCAGCCGCCTCGCCTGAGGAGACGCCATGCGCTTAAACCGCAACGCCGGCCTGCTGGCTGGCATGGATGACGCCGTGCTGCGCGCCCGGCTCGCTCAGATGCAGCAGGACTATCTGGACCTGTCATCCGGTCGGAAGCTCCAGAGCGCCGCCTATGCGCAGGGCGACGGCAGCAAGACCGCCTCCTACACCCAGGCGACGATCGCCGACCTGGCGATGGCGATCCGCCAGGTGCAGGCGCAGCTCGGCATCATCGACACGCCCCGGCGTGCCCTGCGGCTGCGCTTCTGATGGCGCAGGCCCCGGTCATCCTCGACAGCGGCGGCCGACCGATCGCGTCGTCGCAGATCGCCCGCATCCGCGAGGGAGGCCGGGGCGGCGGCCGGATGCGCGGCGCGCTCGGCGGCTCGATGCCAAACCGGTTCTCCTATGACGCGGCGGACTGGGAATCGGCGGAGCTGGGATCGTGGAACCCCCAGGTCCGCTCGCCCGACAGCGACATCATCATCCACCGCGACCGGATCGCGGCGCGGGCACGGGATCTGCGCCGCAACGACCCTTGGGCGTCGGGTGCGATCAGCCGTATTCTCGATTCGACGATCGGTGCGTCCTACCGGCTGGTGTCCAAGCCCGACTATCGGGCGCTGTCGCTCTATTCCAAGGCTTATGACGCGGTCTGGGCACAGGATTATCGCCAGGTGGTGGAGGCGCTGTGGCGCACCTATTCCGAAGATCTCGGCCACTATAACGACCTCACCCGCCAGCGGACCGTATCGCAGCAATGGCGGATCGCGCTCGGCCACAAGCTGGTCGACGGCGAGTCAGTGATCGTCGGACACTGGCGCGAGGATCGGATCGGGCGCGGCGCGGCGCGCTATGCCACCACCTTCCAGGGCGTGCATCCCGATCGGCTGTCGAACCCGTACCAGGGCGCGGACACCCGCTATTTGCGGGGCGGCGTCGAGCTGGACGATGACGAGGTGCATATCGCCTATCACCTCCGGCGCGCGCACCAGTCCGATCCGTACAATGCCAGCGAGAGCATGATCTGGGACCGGGTCGAGCGCGAGGACCCGGACGGCTGGCGGCGGGTCTATCACGACTTCGACGCGGATGCGTTCGGGCAGAATCGCGGCGTGTCGATCTTCGCGCCGATCATCCCCAAGCTCAAGATGCTGGCGCGGCTCTACGGCGTGAAGCTCCAGGCGGAGAACATCGCGGCCGCCTTCGGTCTCTATGTCGAATCGCCCTTCGACCTGGAGATGATCCGCAACGCGCTCGACGATGACGAAGAAGAGGGCATCGGCTTCTACCAGGATCTGCGCGCCAACTTCCGTCGCGACAATGATGTCGGCGTCACCGGTGCGAAGCTGGCGATGCTGGCGCCGGGCGAGAAGATCCAGTCGGTCGCGCCGGGCGGTGGGCAGCAGGACATCACGCCCTTCGCCCACGAAATGCTGCGCGCCGTGTCCGCCTGCCTCGGCACCTCGGCCGAGGAGGTCCACAACGACTATTCGGACGCATCCTGGGCCAGCGCCCGCGCGGGCATCGTCCAATCCGAGAAGACCTATAATCGTCGGTGCGACGAATTCGACCTCAACACCGCGACACCGTGTTTCGCAACCTGGCTGGAAGAGCCGTTCGAACGCGGCGAGGTGCCGCTCCCCCGCAACGCCGTCCCGTTCATCGAGATGCGTAGCGCCTATGCGCGCGGGCGCTGGCTCGGCGTCGCGCGTGGCTGGGTCGATCCGGTCGCCGAGCGTCAGGGCGTCGTCCTCGGCCTCGATGCCGCTCTGTCCACCATGGAGGACGAGTGCGCCAAGCAGGGCACCGACTGGGAAGAGAATCTCGAACAGCGCGCGCTGGAATGCCGGCGGATGGAAGAGCTGGGCCTGCCCCGGCCGCAATGGTTCGGCATCGACTATTCGCAGATGCCCGGCGCGCAACAGCAGCAGGAGCAAGCATGATGTTCATCACCGTGTCCCGCCATGGCGGCGGCCGACCGTTGCGCCTGGCGCTCGGCGCGATCGCCTGGCTGGACGAGGCCGATGCCGGCGCGGTCATCCGTCTGACCAGCGGCGACGGCCTGCACGTCGCCGAGACGGTCGCCGAGATCGAGGCGGCGATCGCGCCGCTGACGATGCGCGCATTGCCCGTCGACGTCACCGAGGAGCAGTCGGAAGAACTGCGCCAGATCTCCGGTGATGCCGCCACCAGCCCAGCGGCTCCGGCGACCACCTCGGGCAACCGTCGCCAGCGCGGCCGGAGCTGATGCGCTTCCCGCGCCATCTGGCGACCACGCTGTTCAACACACCGCTGGCCATGCAGCAGGATGGCACGGCGCTGGCGCTCCAGCTCCTGGAACAGTCGGTGCTGCGCGGCGATGGCGGCGCAGGGATCGACATTGATGCCGGCGACCCGTGGTCGACGCAGCGCGCGCCGGTCGACGACCGCGCGCCCTATGAGATCATCTGCGGCGTCGCGGTCATCCCGGTTCAGGGCGTGCTGATCCAACGCCTCGGCTGGCTCTGGCATATCGGACAGTATTTCGGCGTCTCCGGCTACGACAAGATCCGCTTCCAGCTGCTTCACGCGCTGTCGAACCCCAATGTCGACGCGATCGTCTTCGACATCGACAGCCCGGGCGGCGACGTCGCCGGCTGTTTCGACCTGGTCGACACCATTTTCGGCGCGCGCGGGATCAAGCCCATCGCCGCGATTCTCGGCGAGTGCGCCTATTCCGCCGCCTATGCGGTCGCCTCCGCGGTCGATCCCGGCCGGCTCTGGGTGCCGCGCACCGGCGGCACCGGGTCGGTCGGTGTCATCTACATCCATCTGAGCGTCGCCGACTGGCTGGCCAAGACCGGCATCGCGCCGACCCTGGTCACCAAGGGCGCGCTGAAGGGCGAGGGCAGCGACCTGATCGCACTCAGCGACGAGGCGCGCGCCCGCATCCAGCGCGACGTCGACAAGGCCGGCCTGCTCTTCGACCAGACGGTGGCGCGCAACCGCGGCCTGTCGGTGCGGGACGTCGCCGGCACCGAGGCCGGGGTGTTCACCGGCGCGGATGGTGTCGACATCGGCTTTGCCGACGCGGTCGCCGCGCCGGATGCCGCCTTCCGGGCGCTGCTCGCGCAGCTTTGATCCCCGGCCGGCCCGGACCGGCCCCGTCGGGCGATCGTGCCCGACCATCAACAGAGGTGACTATGAAGACTTCGACCAGCCTCATGGCCGGCGCGAGCCGCTTTGCGCATTTCGCCGGCCTGAGCCGCTCCAACGCCCGCCGGCGGGCCGCCGAAGAGGATGACGATCAGCCGAAGGGCAAGCGGTCGCGCCGTGCGGCCGAGGACGAGGACGGCGATGACGACGAGCCCAAGGGCAAGGGATCGCGCCGTGCGTCGGACGATGACGATGATGGTGACGAGCCGAAGGGCAAGGGCTCCCGTCGCGCAGCCGATGACGATGACGGCGACGAGCCGAAGGGCAAGGGATCGCGCCGGGCATCGGATGACGATGACGACGATGGTGACGACGAGCCGAAGGGCAAGGGGTCCCGCCGCGCGTCGGATGAGGACGACGACGATGGCGACGATGACGAGCCCAAGAGCAAGCGTTCCCGCCGTGCGGCGGAAGACGACGAGGACGAGGATGACGAGGAGGAGCTGAACGGCCGCTCCTCGGCGTCGCGCGCGCGGCGCCGCGAGCAGGCGCGCATCGCCCACATCCTCGGTCACAAGGCGGCGGCGAACAACCCGGCGCTTGCCGTGTCGCTGGCCTGCGAGACGCGCATGTCGCGCCAGGCGGCGGTGCAGGTGCTGAAGGGCCAGCCGGCCCACGGCGGTGACGATCGCCCGCGTGGCAGCCGCCCGTCGCGCGCCGAGCGCAATGTCCGCCTCGGCAGCGATGCCGCCCCGACCGGCCGCCAAGCGACCGACGCGAGCTGGGGCGCGGCCTTCGCCAAGGCCGGCGTCACGACCTTGCGCCGCTGATCCATCCCCTCGGGCCGGCTCCCCCGGCCGGCCCCCTTTTCCAGGACCATCGCCATGGGTAATCCCACCTTCCAGCCGCTTGTCGAGAACCGCCGCGAGGGCGGCTATGTCGTCTTCGATCCTTTCAGCGGCATGTTCACCCGCGAGCCGGGCATCGTCCAGTCCGGCGCCGGCGTCTGCATCACCGGCCTGGTCATGGCCGGCATCCTGACCGGCGGTGCCGCCGTCGCCGCACCGCTCGGCGCGAACAACGGCACTGGCGGTTTCGGCGCGATCGTGGTCGGCGCGACCGCGCGGGCCGGCGTCTATATCGTCGAATTCAACGATGCGACGAATTTCGTCGTCCAGGACCCGACCGGCCTGACCATCGGTCACGGCAAGACCGGCGCGGCCGTCACCGTGGGCGGCCTGACCTTCACCGTCACCGCCGGCGGCACCGCCTTCGCGGCCGCCGACAGCTTCACGGTGACGGTGACCGGCACGGTCAAATATGTCCCCTGGGACCCGGCGCTGGTCGGCGTGCCAGTCGCCATCCTGTGGACTGGCTATGTCGATGCCACCAGCGCCGATCGCCGCTGCATCGTCAATGTGCGCGGACCGATGAAGGTCAATATCGCCGAGCTGATCTGGGGCCCGGCGGTCACCACCCCGGCCCATAAGACGCTGGCGCTGTCGCTGCTCAAGGCCGCGCAGATCCTCTCCGTCTGACCGACCGGCGGCCGCGCGCAGTCGCGGCCGCCATCCTTCCTCCGACCCGTCCGGGGCTGGTCCAGCCCCATCACCCCATGGGCGGCGATGCCGCGCGCCCAGCCGATGAGGCCACCCCCATGTCCATTCTCAACCTCTTCCGCGCCGACGCCTTCAGCGAAGTCGAGCTGACCAGCCAGATCGAGCGTATTCCGCACGTGCCCACGACGCTCGGCGATCGCAAGATCTTCGACGATAACCCGATCCGCACCACCGCGCTGGCGGTCGAGGAGCGCAACGGCGTGCTGTCGGTCGTGCCGATGAGCCAGCGTGGCGAGCCGACCAATTCCGAGCGCGACACCGAGCGCCGGAAAATGCGCTATTTCGAGGCGCCGCGCATCTTCAAGGGCGACACCATCCACGCCCACGAACTCCAGAACATCCGGGAGTTCGGACAGGAATCGGTGATGATGCAGCTCCAGACGGAGGTGGCGCGCCGCCTGTCCGGCCCGACCGGTATCCTGCGGACGCTGGACTTCACCGAGGAATTCCACCGCCTGGCGGCGGCACAGGGCCTGCTGCTCGATAAGGACGGCAGCGTCTGGTATGACTGGTACGACGAATTCCAGATCGTCCGGCCGGCCGAGATCGCCTTCAATCTGGAAGCCAATATCGAGTACACGATCCGGCCGCTCTGCAATGCGCTTGAGCGGTCGATGGCGCGATCGTCGCAGGGTGCCTTCACCACCGAGACCTCGATCACCGCGCTGTGCGGCGACTATTTCTACGACAAGTTCACCACCCATGTAGACGTGGAAAAGACCTTCAAGAACTGGTCGGATGCGGCCGAACTGCGCGAAGGCGGCGCGTTCAAGGCGTTCCGCTTCGCCGGGATCGACTGGATCAACTATCGTGGGTCCGACGACAACCAGCAGATCAAGATCGGCGACGACAAGGTGAAATTCCTGCCCGAGAATGCGCCCGGCATTTTCGAGCGCGCGTTGGCGCCGGGCGAGAGCTTCGAGTGGATCAACACGCCCGGCAAGGAGCGCTACGTCGTGCCGATCTTCGATCGCGACCGCAATTCCTGGTGGCGGATGGAGGCCTATGGTTTCCCGCTCCATATCTGCAAGCGCCCCGAGGTGCTGCGCTCGGGTCGCGCAGGCGCCTGACATGGCGATCGACTGGGACGCCGACGTCCTCGGCCCGGTGATGGGCGTCTTCGGCGAAGGCAACATCGGCGTCCCGGCCTCGCTACCGATCTACCGGCCGCGATCGGGGGTGCCGTTCACGCTCACCGACGCGGTCTTCGACGCGCAGTACCAGCGCCTGGTGCCGCAGGGCGACGGCAGCGAGATCAGCACCAGCAGCCCGGCGCTCGGCGTCCGCGCCGCAGTCTTCACTGCGGCCGGCCGGCCCTTGCCGGCGCAGGGCGACCGGGTGCTGATCCCGTCCACCGGCAAGCTCTACAAGGTCATGGACATCCAGCCGGACAGTCACGGCCATATCGTCCTGGTGCTGGTCGAGGCGGCGCGGTGACCAGCGCGACCGATGTCGTCGCCGCGATGACTGCGGCGCTTGTCGGCCGCACGGCCGCCGGGGACCGGATCGCCGTCCCGGGCGACCTTCCCCTCCAGCCGGATCAATTCCCGGCGCTGAAGGTCCGAATCGTCGCCGAGGGCAAGACATCGACCGGGCGCGGCACGATCGGCTTCACCACGCTGGTCACGATCCGCGTCCAGGGCGAGGTGTCCGAACCGGTCGACCCGGACGACGACCTGCTCGTCGCCACCATCATGGCGAAGCTCCTGGTGCTGAAGCGCCAGGCCGAGCGCGCGATCATCGGCGACGGCGCGCTCTTCCGCATCGTCCAGCAGCTCGCCAGCGTCACGACGCAATTCGCCTACGGCGTCCAGGCGCAGCGCCTCGCCGGCATCCAGTCCGACTATGTCTTCGAGATCTACGAGGGCGCGGAGGACTTCGCTGCGATCGAGGACGAGCCGATCGACGCCATCGATCTCGCCGCCAGCCACTATCCGCCCGCCGGGCTGACCGCCTCCCTCCCGCTTTAGGAGCGTCCATGCAAATCGTCTCCGTACCGGGGCGCATCGTGCGCGACCCGGCGACCCGCCGCGTCGTCGACGATGCCGGCCTCACCATCGATCCCTTCGACCCGGCTTGGGCGCGCCTCCTCGCCGATGGCGATGTCGCGGCCGCCCCGGTGGCCGCGACCAGCAAGGAGCCCGCATTGTGACCATTCCCTTCCGCACCATCCCGACCGGCCTGCGCACCCCGCTCTTCTATGCCGAGCTGGATGCATCGCGCGCCAACACCAACCAGCGCGCCCAGCGGGCCTTGCTGATCGGGCAGAAGACCAATGCCGGCACCCTGGCCCCGAATGTGCCGGTGGTCCTCCAGTCGGAAAGCGACGCGGTCGCGGCCGGCGGGGCAGGCTCGGTCCTCGCCGGCATGGTCCGCGCCTATCGCCAGAATGACGCGGCGGGCGAGGTCTGGGCGCTGCCGCTCGCCGACGATGCCGCAGCCGTCGCCGCCACCGGCAGCCTGACCTTCACCGGTCCGACGTCCGGTGCCGGCGTCCTGGCGCTCTATGTCGCTGGCCACCTTCTCCAGATCCCGCTGGCGGCGGCCACCACCGCCGCCCAGGTCGCCACCATCGTCGCGGCCGCGATCAATGGGGCGACCACGCTGCCGGTGACCGCGACCGCAGCCGCGGCGGTGGTGACGCTAACCGCCCGGAATCGCGGCCTGCTCGGCAACGACGTCGACCTGCGGATCAATCATGCCGGCCCGCCGGCCGGCGAATATACGCCGCCAGGGCTCGGCGTCGTGATCGCGGCGATGACGGGCGGCGCGACCAACCCATCACTGGTCACCGCGCTCGCCAATCTCCAAGACACCGCCTTCGACTTCATCGTCTGCTCGCTGACGGATGCGACCTCGATGGCGGCGATCGCCGCGCTCCTGTCCGACACCACCGGCCGCTGGGCCTGGTCGACGCAGGTCTATGGCCATTGCTTCATCGCGGCGCGCGGCACCGCCGGCACGCTCGCCGCCTATGCGTCCGCGCTGAACAACCAGCACATCTGCTGCATCGGCTTCAACGACTCGCCGTCGCCGAGCTGGAAATGGGCGGCGGCCTTTGCCGGTGCGGCGGCCGTCAGCCTGCGCGCCGATCCGGGCCTGCCGCTCCAGACCCTGACCGTCGCCGGCATCCTCGCACCGCCGCTCGCCTCGCGCTTTCCGCTCACCACCCGCAACGCCACGCTCCTCTATGGCGGCGTCAGCACCTTCACGGTCGACACGGCCGGCGCGATCGCCATCGAGAATCTGGTCACCACCTATGTGACCAACGCCCAGGGCCAGGCGGACAACAGCTATCTGGAGGTGGAGACGCTCTACCTGCTGATGTTCGTCCTGCGCCGCCTGCGCGACGTGATCACCGCCAAATATTCGCGGGTGAAGCTGGCAGCGGACGGCGCGCGGCTCTTGCCCGGCAGCAAGGTGGTCACGCCCTCGATCATCAAGGCGGACCTGATCGCCGCCTATCGCCAGCTGGAAGCCGAGGGAATGGTCCAGAATTCGGCCGCCTTCGCGGCTGGCCTGGTCGTCGAGAAGGACGCCGCCACCCCCGGCCGGGTCAATGTCCTGTGGCCGGGCACCCTGATCGAGCAGCTGCGCATCTTCGCGTTGCTCGCCCAATTCCGCAACGCCTGAAGGAGGCCCGCATGACCGTTACCGCAAGCGCCATCACCGGCGCCGCGTCCATCACGATCGATGGCGCGTCCTACAATGTGTCGGGCGAGGCCAGCTATCAGGTGTCCGGCTCGAAGCGTGAGCCCCTGGTGGGCCAGGACGGCTTCCACGGCTTCTCGTCGATGCCGCAGCCCGGCAAGATCAGCTTCAAGGGCCGCGACACCGGCGTATTGTCCATCTCGGCGCTGTCCGAGGCGGTCGACGTCACCGTCGTCCTCAGCCTGGCCAACGGCAAGACGATCATCGGCCGCAACATGGCCCGCATGGGCGAAGGCCCGCTCAGCGTGAACACCGAGGATTCGACCTTCGAGGTCGAGTTCATCGGTCCCGACGTGACGGAGGCCTGATCATGGACCTGGATATGATCGTCCCGGACCAGCCGGCGGACGAGCTGCGCGTCACGCTTCGCAAGCCGATCACGCTCGGCAGCCAGACCTATGCCGACCTGTTGCTGCGTGAACCGACCGCGGCCGAATGGCAGCAATGGCACCGGCTGGAAGGTGTCGACGCGGACATCATGGCGATCTCGGTCGTGTCGGGCGTGCCGCGCCCGGTCATCGAGCGGATCGGCACGCGCGACCTGCTCACCGCCGCGAGGTATATCGCGCGTTTTTTGGCCTGATCCCGCCGGACTGGCGACGGCGGCTCGACCTGCTCGGGCAGCGCTATGGCCAGACGCCGCGCATGATCGCCCAGCACCCCTGGTCCGAGCTGAATGCCTGGGCCGCCTGGGCCGGGCTCCTGGATGACGAGGCGGCATGACGAGTCCGAAAGTCGCGATCGACATCACCGCCGACGACAAGACGGCGAAAGGCAGCAAGGCCGCCGAGAAGCGGCTGGGCGCGATCCCGAAACACGTCAGCGAGGTGAATCGCCGCCAGGTCGCCGAAGACGAGCGCCGGCTCGGCCGCTCCGCCCGCGCGGTCGGCCGGACCTTCGGCGCGGTCGAGCAGGCTGCCGCCCGCGCGCTCGGCGGCCGCTCGATCACCATGGGCCTGGTCAGCCGCATCGGCGAGGTGCGCGGCGTCATCGGGGCGCTCGGCACCGGCATGGGCGAGGCGTCGGTGGCCGGCGGGATGCTCGGCAGCACGCTCGGCGTGGTGGGTGTCGCCGCGGCCGGCATCGCCGGCGTCATGGCGGCGGCAGCCTACGGCGCGTTCCGCCTGGCGGACGGCTGGGCCAAGGGTGCGGCAGCGATGGGCCACACCGCCGAGATGATGGGGATCGCGACCCGGAAGCTCCAGGAATTCACCGCGGCCGGCGAGCGGGTCGGGATCGACAAGGCGGCCGGGGCCGGCGCGCTCGGCGGCCTCAACCAGACGCTGAACGACGCGCGCTATGGCCGCAACACCGACGCCGTCGCGCTGCTCGCCCGGATGGGCGTGGGGCTGAAGCTCAAGCAGGACGGCACGGTCGACACCGCCGCCATGCTGCCAGCGATCGCCGATGCCATCACCCGCCAGAATTCGTCCGGCCGGCGCACGGCCGCCCGGATGCTGGGCATCGGTGAGGCTGCGCTGCCGATCTTCACCCAGGGTGGCAAGGCGCTCGGTGCCGACATGGCCGATGCCGGTCGCCATGCCGGCCTGATCACCGACCGCGACGTGGAGACCGGCAAGCGCATCGTCCGCAAGGGCGCGATGGTCAGCCAGATGAAGGATCGGGTGATGCTCGATGCCGGCGCGACCGCGGCCGGCGTCACCGAGCAGGGCTATGACGCGGTGCTGTCGGGCGGCCGGGCGATGCTAGATGGATCGAAGGATTTTACCCGCACCGTGCGCGATACCTTCCGCCCGGCGGCCGACACGCTGGCCCGTGCCGCCGACCGGATCGGCCGCACGGTCGAGGCCGGCGGCGCCGGCCGCTTCAATCCGCGCCAGATCCAGTCGCTCGCCGCCATGGCGGTGCCGCTGGTTCATGAGGCAATGCGCTACGGCTTCAGCAAGGCCGAGGGGATCGGCATCGCGTCGAACATCGTGCTGGAGAGCGGCGGCGATCATCGCTCCCGCGAGCGCGGCGGCAATGGCCGCGGCCTTATCCAGTGGACCGATGCCGCGCGCAAGGCGGAGTTCCGCCGGGTGACCGGCATGGATGTCGAGCATGCCGACCGTGACACCCAGTGGCGCTTCCTCCGCTACGAGCTGGGCCACAAGGAGCGCGGCAACTGGCGGCGCGCCCTGGCGGGCGGGCAGGACGGCGCATCGATCGCCGATGGCTATGCCCGCCACGTCCTGCGGCCCCTTCATGCCGGCCGCGACGGTGCCGAGCGTGCGGAAGTGGGCAAGGCGCTGGAGATCCACCTGAAGGTCGACGGCCTGCCCAAGGGGACCTCGGTGCGCGCCAGCGGCGGGCGCGGCGTCCGCCCGGCGGTCAGCCACGCCTTCGCGCAGTAGGAGGAGAGATCGATGGCGCTTTTCGCTCAGGGCCTGCTGCCGGCCTCCTTCCGGGGCGTGCCCTTCGCCGTCTTCGCCAGCGAGGCGATGGCGGGGCGGCGCGTCGCGCTCCACCAATATCCCGGCCGGGACGAGCCCTGGGCCGAGGATATGGGGCGCGAGGCACGACGCTTCCGCTTCCGGGGGTTCATCGCGGACGGCGATGTCGCCTTTGCCGGCGGGCCGATCGCCTTCCAGCGCGCGACGCTGCTGGCGGCCTGCGAGAAGGCCGGCCCCGGTCTCCTGATCCATCCGACGCTCGGCGCGCTCACCGTGTCGCTCGTCCGCTCGGCGATCGGCGAGGATCTGGGGGCGGGGTCCTTTTCGACGGTCGACCTTGAATTCGTCGAGAGCGGCAAGCGGCAATTCCCCTCGCTCCTCACGTCCGGGCGCGGACCCTTCACCGCCGCCAATCTGGTGAAGGCCGCGCTGGCGATCGACGTGGTGCGGGCCGTCGCGGTGGTCAGCCGCGCCGGCGGCACCCGCCGCCAGGCCACGGTGACGGCCGCGACCTGGAGCGCGGCGGTGGGCGAGCTGGGCGGCGATGCGACCGCGCTCCACCGCCTGGCGGCGCGGCTGCCGGGCGACCATGGCCGCTTCGCCGCGGGCGGCAATGCCGGCTTCACTGCCACCCGCGCCTCGATCTACGATCGCACCGCCACGATCGACGACCTGGTTGTGGCCGCCTCGACCGCGCGCACCGCGATCGGCACGGCCACCGCGGCCTTCGGCACCGCCCTGGCGAGCGCGGATCTTGCGAATATGCAGGGCGTCGCCCCTGCCGCTGCCGCGCTGATCGCGGCGCTGGCAGCGGCCTGCGCCGATCCGGCCGATGCGATCCGGCTGCTGCTGCGCCTGCTCGCCTTCGTGCCGGGCCGCCCCGAGGCGGCGACCCCGCTAGGCCAGGCGATCGACCGGATGCTGCGTCGCGCGACCGCGGCCGAGCTGGTGCTGGCGATCGGCCGCTACCAGCCGACGAGCGGCGACGATGCCGGCGCGATGATCGCACGCTGCGGCGATGTGCTGGACGCGCTGGCGACCGCGGCGGCCGATGCCGACGAGGATGACAGCTACCGCGCGATGCGCGCAGCGCGTGGCGCGATCGTAGAGGATCTGCGCGCCCGGGCGGCGACGATGGCGCGCCTGCGCGACTTCGTCTTAACGGCCGCGCTGCCGAGCCTGGCTCTCGCCCAGCGCCTCTACCGCGACAGCGATCGCGCCGACCAGCTCGTGACCCAGATCGAGCCGGTCCACCCGCTCTTCATGCCAGCGCGCTTCCAGGCGCTGGCGGCATGACGGCCGGCGTGGTGACGATCGTCACCGAAAGCCAGAATAGGGCCACGTCCGCCGCTGACGAGATCCAGGTGTCGGGGGGGCGGCGGCTGACCGGCTGGATGGACGTGGCGATCACGCTGCGCGCCGAGGCCTTTCCCAACGACTGGTCGCTGACGGCGACGTCTGCGACGCCGGCCGGGGACAAGATCGCGGTGGCGGAGGGCGACTTCGCGCGCATCCTGATCGACGACGACATCGTCGTGACCGGCTATGTCGACCGGGTCGCGACCGGCGGCGATCGCCAGGACCACCGTGTCGCGCTGATCGGGCGCGGCCGGACACAGGACCTGGTCGACTGTTCGGCGGAATGGGAGGCCGGTGGCCAGATCCTGTCTGCCACTGCGCTGGAGATCGTCACCCGGCTTGCCGAGCCTTACGGGGTCGAGGTGGCGCTCGGCGACGGCGCCAGCGCGGGCGATCCGGTCCCGCAATTCAACCTGACCTATGGCGAGACGCCGGCCGCGATCATCCAGCGCCTGGCGCGCAATGCCGGCCTGCTCGCCTATGAAGCACCCGATGGCCGGCTGCTGCTGGCGGCGGCCGGATCGACCCGCGCCGCCAGCGGCATCGCCTACGGCGTCAATGTCGAGGCGTACAATGTCACCCGGTCGATGGACCAGCGGATGAGCGAGATCGTCTGCGCCTGGGCAGGCCAGGACCTCTGGTCCGACCTCGGCGAGGGCGGGTTCTTCTTCCATACCGAGCGCGATCCGGGAGTGCGCCGGCACCGCCGCCTCTATCTGGTGCTGGAGCAGTCCGCGCTGGGCCAGGAGCTGACGATCCGCAAGGCGCGGTGGGAGACGGCGCGCCGCGCCGGCCGCGCGCTGGCGGTGGAGGTGACGATCGACAGCTGGCGCGACACCGCCGGCCGGCTCTGGCTGCCGAACACGCTGGTCGACGTCGACCTGCCGGGCGCGAAGGCGTCGCTGTGCATCGCCGAGGTGCAATTCATCCGCAATTCGGAGGAGGGCACCATCGCGCGCCTGTATCTCCTGCCGCCCGAGGCCTTCCAGCCCGAGCCGATCAGCCTCTCGCCGGTCAACCTCAACGACATCCAGGCCGCGCCGTGACCGGCTGGCTGTCCACCATCTTCGGCCTGGGCCGGCTGCGTCTCATCGACGATAGCGGCCCGGTCCAACGGGGCCAGGTCGATCAGGGCGCGCTGGTGGGCGGCGTGCGCCGCCTCACCGACAATGTCCCGATCGTCGGCGCCTTCGGCTTCGGCAGCGTGCCGCCGATCGGCGCCGAGGTGCTGGTGGCGCGCTGCGGCGACGACCGGGCGCAGTCGGTCGGCATCGCCACCAACCACCAGCCGAGCCGGCCGCGCGGCCTGAAGCCGGGCGATGCGATCGTCTATGACGTTCGCGGCCGGTCGATCCGCCTGGACGGCGACGGCATGACGATCGACGGCAAGGGTGGCCCGGTGACGATCGTCAACGCCAGCGCGGTGACGATCAAGAGCCAGAGCAAGGTGCGGATCGAAGCGCCGTCGATCGAATGCACCGGCGATATCGTCAGCCGGGCCGGCGGCACGCCGGTCAGCCTCAACGACCTGCGCGATGCCTATGTCGCCCATGTCCATACGGGCGTCCGGACCGGCAGCGACAAGTCGCTCGGTCCCGACAGGAAGGCCTGACCCATGGCGGATATCGCGACCGGCTGGCGGATCGATGCCGGCGACTGGAGCGTCGTGGCTCCCGAACAGGTGATCTGGACCGACGAGACCGGCCGCGCGATCGTCGACGAGGCGGGGCGGCCCGTCTCCTATGTCTTCACCGCGGGCGGCGACCTGGCGGTTGGCGACGATCTCTTCACCGCCGTCCTGATCAGCCTCTTTTGCGATGCCGCGGCCGGCGATGACGATGCGATCCCTGACGGCTCGGGCGATCCACGCGGCTGGTGGGCGGGTGAGATCGGCTCGCGCCTGTGGCTGCGCGCCCGGGCCCGCGCCAATGCCGCCACGCTGGCGATCGTAAAGGTCGATATCGAGCAGGCGCTCGCTTGGCTGGTCACGGACGGCGTCGCCGCCCGGATCGACGTCACCACCGCCTGGGCCGCGCCCGGCCTGCTCGGCGCGCTGGTTCTGATCCTGCGCACCGATGGCACCCGCCGGGCGCTGCGCTTCGCTTATCTCTGGGAGAATAGCTGATGCCCTTCGATCGTCCGACGCTCGGCACCCTGCGCCGCCAGGCGGCGACCGACATCAACGCCGCGCTGCCGGGCGTCGACGCGCTGCTCCGCTATTCCAATCTCGGCATCCTCGGCGACGTCCAGGCGGCGATGACCAGCGGCCATTATGGCTATCTCGACTGGATCGCGCGCCAGTCGGTGCCCTTCACCGCGACCGGCGAATATCTGGAGGGCTGGGCGGCGCTGAAGGGCGTGACCAGGAAGCCGGCCACGCCGGCAAAGGGCGCGGCGCGCTTCGTCGCGGCAGTCGGCACCGAGATCCCCGCCGGCACGACGCTCACCCGCTCGGACGGCGTCACCTATCGCACCACCGATGCCGCCAGCGTCGCGGACGGCGCGGTCACCGTCGCCTTCCTCGCCGACGTGGCCGGCGCGGCCGGCAACGCCGATGCGGGCGTCACGCTCTTCCTGGGCGCCGCGCTGCCGGGCGTGGCGTCCACCGGCGCGGCGGTGGCGGCGATCACCGGCGGGGCGGCGGTCGAGGAGGATGCGAATCTCCGCACCCGGATGCTCGCCGCCTATGCCTCGCCGCCCCAGGGCGGATCGATCACCGACTATCCCGGCTGGGCGCTGGAGGTGCCGGGCGTGACGCGCGCCTGGATCAAGCCCGGCGCGATGGGGCCGGGCACGGTCGCGGTCTATTTCATGATGGACCAGGCGCAGGCGGCAAAGGGCGGCTTCCCGCAAGGGACGAACGGCTGCGCTGCGATGGAGGCGCGCGACACGGCCGCGAGCGGCGATCAGCTCGCCGTCGCCGATGCGATCTTCCTGAAGCAGCCGGTTACTGCGCTCGTCTATGCGGTCGCGCCGACCGCCAATGCCCTGACCCTGACGATCGCCAACCTCGGCGGCCTGACCGACGAGCGGAAGGCGGCGGTGGCGGCGGCCGTGCGCGGCGCGCTCTTCGCCGGCGCGGTGCCGGGCGGCGTCACCCATGTCGCGGCGATTGAGGCGGCGATTTCGGCCACCGCCGGGACCGCGGGCTTCGTGCTGACCGGCATCGCCGCGACCGCCGGCACCGTCGGGAATGGCGGCATCGGCAATATCAGCTCCAACGCCGGCGCGCTGCCGGTGCTGGGCGGGATCGTCTGGGCCTGATGCGCTACGACGAACCGGTTTTCGGCGCCGATCCGGGCTATGATGGCGAGCCGGTCCTCAATCCGCCCGAGACCGGTCCCGCTCCGATCTCCAGCCCCGCGCCGCCTCAGGCGGCCGAGCCGACCCGCTATGCCGGCGGGATCTACATCCCCGCCGCCCCGCCGACCCCGCGCGCCGCGCCGACCCACCTGCCGGTGCCCGTCGTCACCCGGCCGCCGCGCTACCGCGCCGGCGACTATGCGACCGCCGCCCGCGCGCTTCTCCCGCGTGGCCGCGCCTGGTCGACCGATCCCGACAGCGTCCAGGGCCGGGTGCTGGCGGCGATCGGCGAGGGCTTCGCGCGCAGCGACGCGGCCGCCACCACGCTCCTCGCCGGCACCCTGCCGGGCGCGGAGACGGCGATGCTGCCCGAATGGGAGGCGACGCTCGGGCTGCCCGACCCGGCGCTGGGCGATGCGCCGACGATCGCGCAGCGGCTTGACCAGGTGCGCGGCCGCTTCGTCGGGATCGGTGGGCAGTCACGCGGCGCCATCATCGCCTTTGCCGCGGCACTCGGCTTCACGATCCGCATCACCAATTTCGCGCCCTTCCGCGCCGGGCTCAGCACCGTCGGCAATCCGGTGGCGTCGGACGCCTGGTCGTTCGTCTGGGGCGTCACCGTCACCGCCACCACCGGCGCGCTGCCGATCGCCGCCCTGATGCGCGAGCTGGATGCGATCAAGCCGGCCGAGACCACCGTCATCCTTCTCACTTAAGCGAGGCCTCATGCACCGTATCGATGGGCCGACCCGGTCGGCCGTCCTGCCACCGCCTGCCGCGGCCGGCACCGGCAATGCGTCGCCCGGCTATTTCGGCCATGGCAATCCCCAGATGGGGACGCCGCCCACCACGCTGGATGTCGACTGGGCCAATATGGTCCAGGAGGAGATGTGCGGCGTGGTCGAGAATGCCGGCATCGCGCTCGACAAGGGCAAGCGCAACCAGCTGCTCAGCGCGCTGCTCGCCACCTTCGTCGCCAAGGGCGGCGGCAGCGACTTCTATCTGGGCCAGGCCGGGGATTTCAGCCTGCCCTTGGGCGGCGGCTTCATTCTGAAGGGCGGCAGCGTGACCGGCAGCTTCTCGGAAGGATCGGTCGATATCGCCTTCGCCAAGCCGTTTCCGACCGCCTGCCTCGTCGCCGTGCCGATCGTCGTCAACACCAGCGACCGCACCGACCGCGACACCTGGGCGCAGCGGGTGAGCCGCACCGCCGCAGGCTTTCGGGTGAAGATCCAATGGGCGGGGACCACCGGCAATTCGGCCGATGGCATCGACTGGATCGCAGTGGGGAACTGACGACATGAGCACGATCGCCGATTATCCGCCGCCCCGTCGTCCGCTATCGGGGGAGGAGCCGGTCGCCGTCTTCCAGGACGGCCGCCAGGTCGCGCCCACCATCCGCCAGGTCGGTGACTTCGTCAGCGATCAGGTCGAAGTCGTCGCCGATCGCGCCGAGCGCGCGGCCGACGATGCGCGCACCGCCTCTGCGGTCGCGGCCGCCGCGATCGGGGGCGTGATGTATCCGAGCGTCGCGGCCGGACTGGCGGCGACTGCGGACCAGGGATTCTTCACCGTCGCGACCGGCGCCGGCGGCAGCTATGCCATCCTCTACCAGCGCCAGGGCGCGGCGGCCGTCGAGATCGCGCGGATCGCGGCCGCCGGCCTGCTGGAGGTCACGCCCGAGCAATTCGGCGCGGTGGGCGACGGCCGCACCGACGACCAGCCGGCCTTCGATCGCCTCAATGCCGCGATCAAGGCGACCGGCCGGGCGTCGATCACCTTCCGCCAGGGCGCGACCTATCTGGTCGGCCGGCAGGTGGCGGGAGTGAATGGCCAGTACCTGACCGGCACCGCCTGCCTGGATGCGCGGGGGCTCGACTATATCGCGGTCGACTTCAACGGCGCGACCTTGCGGTTCAAGCCGGGAATGCGCTTCGGCAGCTTCGACCCCTCCACCGGGCAGGCGATCACGCCCGCCTTTCCCTTCCTCGATCGCAGCCGGCGCGCCGATATCGGCTGGCTGGTCCGTATCCAGGACTGCAAGCGGGTGGTCACCACCGGCGCCGGCACGCTCGACGGCAACAGCCGCACCATGATCGTGGGCGGCGGCTGGGGCGACACTGGCTGGCAATGCATCCATTATGGCATGGCGATCGGCGGCTATGAGAGCCTGTCCGACGATGCGGTGCTCGACACCTTCGACTGCCTGCTCGACTGCTATGTCTATTCCTGGACCGGCCTGACCGAGGCGCAAGGCCCTAAGCCCGCGCGCATCCGCAACAAGCGCGGCCGCAACGCCGGGCGCAATGTCGTCTCGGTCATCGGCGGCTCGGGCATGTCCTTCGACGACTGCCTCTTCCGCGATGCCGGCGCGGGCTATCACGCCAGCGGCAGGATCGGCAGCAATCCGAAATCGTGCTTCGACATCGAAGCCGAGGACGCGATCGTCCGCCGCGTGACGCTCGGCAGCAATGTCGCGCTGATCGCGGGGCCAGGCGGCAGCACCGCGCTCGTCGCGGACAGCGGCAATTCCGCCGACATCGAATTCCGCGGCCGCGCCTGGGGCCGGCTCTGGACGTCGAAGCCGCGCACCCGCTTCATCGACGGCGAGCTGCACGGCACGTTCGGCCGGGTGCTGGGCGGGCAGGCCTCCGCAGCCGACAATACCGTGATCCAGGGCATGACCATCACCGACGAGCCGGCGCTGGATAGCGGCTCGGGCGATACCTACCTGATCGACGTGGCCGGTGCCGGTGCCGGCGTCCAGCTGATCGGCAATGCCATCCGCCTGACCCGCACCCGCCTCCAGCTCGATGGCGCGATCACCCGGCGCAATACCATCACCGTCGCCCATTCGACCGCCACCCTCGCCAACTGTCAATTCGTCGCGATCGTCGGGGGCGACAGCGAGGGCGATACCTGGATCGACGCGATCCCGGCCGGAGCGCTGCCGGCGGATGCCTATTATGTCGAGGTCCGCGACGGCTACCGGGCGCGGGGCACGCGGATCGTCTACAACAGCGGGCGGCTGCGCTGGTATAGCTGGTCGCCCGGCGGTGGCGGCTTCCCGCACCCCGGCCAGAAGGACGGATCGCTGACGCTGGGCCAGGACCGATCCTCGGGCCTGCTGCTGGCGCGCGGCCAGGGTCGATTCGGGGGCGGGTATTTCGGCACGCGCCTGGTCAGCTCGGCCCCCGCCATGCCGACCGCCGGCAGCTACCGTCGCGACGATCTGCTCCTTGCCGAGGCGCAGGTTGTCGAGGGCGGCAAGCTCGTCATCGGCTGGTGGCGGCTGACCGATGGCACGACCCATGTCGCCGGCACCGACTGGCAGGCGCTGACGATCGGGGGCGGGTCGGCACCGGCGGCACCCGCAGCCGTCAATTTCCAGTCGTCGGCTACGCTGGGCGGCGGGTCGGCCGGGCTCACCTATTCCAGCCGGGGCGGCTATTACGTCCAGAACGGCCGACTGGTCAGCCTGGCGATGGACCTGACGATCGACGCGCCGGGATCGTCGACCGGCGACCTGAAGCTGTCGCTGCCCGTCACCGCCTCGGCCGGCATCACGCAGGTGCTGCCGGTCCTGATCCGCAGCGCCGGCGGCAGCCTCACCGACGCGATCGGCTATGTCACGCCCGGCGCGGACGGCCTGTTCGTCTTCAACCGGACCGCCAATCCGGACAGCTTCGTGACCCATGCCAATATCCAGGCGGGCACCACGATCACCGTCACCGGCTCGTACATCACCGCATAAGGACCCGATCGCCATGGCCACCGCACCCCCGGCGGGCGCGCCCGCGCCCGCGCGCCTGTCCCTCAAGGAGCTGCTGACGCTCGCCTGCACCGTCACCGCCGCGGCGGCCGTCGTCTTCGGCGTCATCCGGAGCGACGGTCAGCGCGAGCAGCGCCTGCTCCAGGTCGAGACCGACGTGCGTCAGCTGCAACAGCGCGACGATCGTCGCCAGGAGTTGCTGAGCGCGATCGATGTCCGCACCGCCCGGATCGAGGCGACGCTCCAGATGATGACCAAGGGAGGCGCTCGATGAGCCAGCTTCCTGCCATCCTCGTCGTCATCTGCCTGGGCGTCCAGGCCGCGCCGGCATGGCCGGTGATTGTCGCGCGTCTACGTGCCCTCGGCCGCGTCGCCCGGCCGGATTGAATCCCGGCCCCGCTGGGGGCCGCCATCGGAGTTCCCATCCATGACCCAGATCGACTGGCGCGAAGCTTCGCGCTGGTGGTCCGTGCGCGTATCCGCGCTCGGTTCGCTGCTCTATGCCGCCATGCTCCTCATGCCGGACCAGCTCCTCGGCCTCTGGAACATGATGCCGGCCGAGGTTCGCACGCTCTTGCCTGCGCGGGCCGGCAACTGGCTGGGCATGATCCTGTTTGCTCTGGTCATCGTCGCGCGGGTCCTCCCGCAGCGCTCGGCGAGGGATGGTGCGAGCCTCTGGCGGGCGCTTTTCCGGTCGGCGAAGGGCGCGGTCAGCCCCAATTCCGCCAAGCGCGCGGCGCTGATTGCCACCGCCTTGGCGCTGGCGGTCGTCGGCCTGAAGGCGGACGAGGGCAAGCGCAACACCTCTTACCTGGACATCGTCGGCATCCCGACCGCCTGCTACGGCCATACCGGGCCGGACGTGCGGCCGGGCCAGGTCCGCACCGACGCGCAATGCGAGACGCTGCTGCGCGCGGATGCACGGGGGCATATGGCGGGCGCGCTGGCCTGCTCGCCCATGCTGGCGGATCATCCGAACCAACTCGCCGCGGTGACGCGGCTGACCTTCAACATCGGCGTGCGCGGCTATTGCCGGTCGAGCATCGCCCGCCATTTCGCGGCCGGGCGCTGGCGGCAGGGCTGCGACTGCTTCCTCGCCTTTCGCTATGCCGGCAGGCGCGAGGTGCGCGGGCTGCTGCTGCGCCGACGGCGCGAGCGCGCACTGTGCCTGACGGGCCTGCCGGCATGACGCCGCTCGGCACCATCCAGCGGGCGATCGGGGCCGGCCTGGTCGTCGCGCTGGCGATCATCGCGGCCTGGGGCCTGCGGGTTGATCATCTGCGCGCAGGCTACCGCACCCGGCTCGACCGGATCGCGATCGCGATCGAGGACGTGACCGGCCGTCGCCCCAAGGCGGTCGACATGCCGGTGACCATCGCGGCCATCGGCATCGTCCGCGACCGCTACCGACTTCAGCGCGACGAGGCGCGCGAGGTAGTCGACCGCCAGTCCAGGTCGATCCGAGCGCTGGCGGACGAGGGCCAGCGCCAGGCGGCTATCGGCGCGCGCAATCGCGAGCTCGCGCTATCGGCACTTCGGGAACGCGACGCCTGGATCGCGCGCGCCGAGGCGGCTGAGACGCGCACCGCCCGGCGCAGTGCCGAGGCGGAGGCAGCCGAATGCGAGCGGGTCGCGGACGCGCTCTACCGCGACGGCTTCTGAGGGGAGACAGCATGATCCGCACCATCCTGGCGCTGGCGATCGCCGGCGGCCTTTCCGCCTGCGCCGCGCAGCTGCCCGCGCCCGCGCCCGAGCCCTCCATCGTCTATCGCGACGCGGCCGTCGCCGTCCCGGTCGGCTGCGTCGTCGACCGGCCCGCGCCGGTCGTGCCGCTGCGCGAGCGCATCGCCCCGGCCGAGTGGCGCACCCGCGCACCCGGCGCGAAGGTCCAGGCGATCGCCGCCCAGGCCGGCCGCCGCATGAACCACCAGACCCGCACCGACGCCAGCATGTCGGGCTGCACCGACCGCTGACAAGGAACACGGCCGGCAACGACTAGGCTACCGGCGGAGGTGTCGGGCGGCTGGCGGTCTAACCATCCTTGCGCCCGACTTTCCGCATCCGCGCAATCGCATCCTCGATCTCCCGCGTCTCGGGCAGGCGGACCATCCGGCGGATTTTCCGATAGCAGGCGGTGGCCATCGTCGATCGGACATAGCCGTCGAAATGGCGCTCCGAATCTAGGCCGCGCATCATCTCGCGCCACAGCTCGTCGAAGGGCTCCCGCGTCTTGGGACCGACGCGCGGATCGTCCCCCGCGATCATGTAGAGATAGGCAAGAGCTAGGCGCAGCGGAAGCTCAGGCGGCCGGAACAGCACCCTGTTGCCGCACCAGGCGAGGTAATCCTCCACAATGCAGACGGCAATCATCGCGATCCGGTCGGCCATGAACCCCGTCTATCGTTCTTCTTATGTTCCTGCAATCATTGGGGTACAAGCCGGGGTATCGGCGACATTACCCCGCTCACTAAGCTGCCGAAAAATCGTTGGTTCCTGCCGCATGCGGCAGAGGGTTTCCCCGTCGCGAATGTCCGAGATTGGGAGGAAAGCAGACTTTCGCACCCCATCGTTCATTGCACCCGGTGAACCCCGAAGATCGTATAGACCCCATCCTCGCAGCCGTTTCCAAACGCCCCTGCGTCTATGGCCGCAACGGCTTCGTCAAGGCTCGCGAACAAACAATGTTCGTTTACATGAAGCTCTTTGGCGATGGAGTTGCAGGACAACGGGGAGTGCTCAAGAAAGTCACCGAGCACGACGACATCGTAACCGAGCAGTGTCGAGGCACCCGAGGCGGGCACACGAACATCGTTTGCGACAGCGGCAGAGCTGGCTGGCGAGCGCGCTCGCCAGCGAACAGGGTCAAACGTCCACCCGTCGGATTCCTGCTCGCGGTCGTAGGCAGTAAAGTAGAGCAGGGCTGCATCGCTCACGTCAGCGCCAGCTTCAGCGGCCAAAGCCGCGAGTACATCGGGGTTGTTGGCCAAGCCGAAGCCGTTGTGCTGCCATGCTCCTTGCACATCGACTACGTTGTCGTTGACGCAGTCGGACACGCTGCAAACGTCTTTGATGTGACTGGGGCCATTAGAGAGCCACCCGGGAGGTGGCGCGAGGCGCTTCAAGAGGTAGCCGGCAGGAACCAT